AGAAAAACAATGAGATTATTCTTTGGAAAGAGATAGGTGCTCATGTTCCTGTTATAATTGAATACGATATTTCATTTTAATTATGAGGTCACCTCAATACTTTGTCATCAAGTCGAAAGATGGCCATCGATACGATAACGTGCGTAATGGTATAATTATTTCTACATCAAAAGAAGACCATTTAGTTACCACTCGTGAGGCTATTATTATTGAAACCCCTATTGGGTATGAAGGCCCTATTGAGAAGGGAGACTTAGTCCTAGTTCACCACAATACATTTAGACTTTACTTTGACATGCAAGGACGTGAGAAGTCATCATGGAATTATTTTAAAGATGACATGTTTTTTATCGATGACCCATACGCATACAAAAAACCCGATGGTCAATGGAAGGGAATAGGTAGATACGTATTTGTTTCTCCTGTTCCTAACGACCAGTCAGGCATTACGACTACGGATGCAGAGATGCCACTTGTAGGCATTATTAGGTTTGGCAATGATGAAATGCTAGAGCTAGGATTAAACGAGGGTGACAGGGTTGTATTTGAGCCTGAGTCTGAGTACCCATTCCATGTGGATGGAGAGAAAGTTTATCGTATGTACACCAAGAATTTGACAATTAAATTAAATGAACAAGATAACGGAATTAAAGAAGAAGATAATTGATTCTGGATACAAGGCTGTCGAAGAATTAATTAAGGTTGCAGAAGAAAGAATCATTACTCATGCTGATGATGATTTATCTGCCGACAAATTAAAGAATGCTGCTCAAGCAAAAAAGACAGCTATCATGGATGCTTTTGAAATTCTTAAAAGAGTTGAGGAGGAGAATAACATCATTGAAGGCGTTGTTAACAATCAAGTTAATACCAACCGAGGATTCGCTGAGTCTAGAGCTAAGAATAAATGAGTTTACACAAAGTCCTTTCTAATATTGTTCCTGAGAAAATTCTTGCCAAAAAGAATGAGAAGAAACAATGGGAGTATGGATGGGATCCGGAATATGATATGGTTGTCATATCTAGAGATGGGACCATTGGAGATATCTATGAGATAGCTAATCTAAGAGTTGCTTTGCCATTAACTCCAAATAAAGTTACGTACAAAGGCAATAAATGGCAACCTGTTGATTTACCAAAAGAACTATCTCGCATCAAGACAATCTTTGATTGGAATAGGCGTGACAATACTTTTAAGAATCAATGGGTAGACTTTATCGAAGAAGAGTTTGATCGAAGAGAATATGGGTATTGGTTCATTAACAATCAGGCCAAGACCTATATCACAGGTAGTCACTACATGTATCTTCAATGGACTAAAACTGACGTTGGTCATCCCGACTTCAGAGAGTCCAATAGAATATTCTTTTTATTTTGGGAAGCATGTAAAGCTGATGCTAGATGTTTTGGGATGTGCTATCTTAAAAATAGACGTTCAGGTTTCTCATTTATGGCATCATCAGAATCTGTCAATATTGCAACTTTAGCTAAAGATGCACGTATTGGTATGGTCTCTAAGACAGGACCCGATGCTAAGAAAATGTTTACCGATAAGGTTGTCCCTATTGCCAACAACTATCCTTTCTTCTTTCAGCCTGTGCGTGATGGTATGACCACACCTAAGACTGAACTTGCGTTCCGTGTCCCTGCATCTAAGATTACACGTAAGAACATGGACCAAGAACAAGGCGAAGATGTCGATGGACTAGATACATCTATTGACTGGCGTAACACAGCAGACAACTCCTATGATGGAGAGAAGCTACGATTCTTAATTGAGGATGAGGCAGCTAAGTTAGAGAAGCCAATGAACATTGAGAACGGATGGCGTATACGTAAGACTTGTCTTCGTCTAGGAGCAAGGATTATTGGTAAGTGTATGATGGGCTCAACATCTAATGCTCTTGACAAAGGAGGAGAAAACTACAAGCGATTATTTGCTGACTCTGATGTAACCAAAAGAAATAAGAATGGTCAGACTCTATCAGGGCTATACTCATTGTTTATCCCTATGGAATATAACTTTGAAGGATACATCGATGAGTTTGGGCACGCAGTATTAGAAACGCCTGAGAAGCCTGTCCGTTCAGCTGAAGGGACATGGATAATTCAAGGGGTCATTGAGTATTGGAACAATGAGGTTGCCTCATTAAAGTCTAACCCCGATGCACTTAATGAATTCTATCGTCAATTCCCAAGGACTGAGTCGCATGCTTTTAGAGATGAGACCAAATCGTCAATCTATAACTTGACTAAAATATACCAACAAGTAGACTACAACGATGGTATGTTAGAAGATAGAGTCTTGACTCGTGGCTTCTTTCATTGGAAAGATGGCGAGAAAGACGGTGAGGTCATTTGGACTCCTGATAGGAATGGCAGGTTCTTGGTATCATGGATTCCTGAGATATCTATGCGTAATAACTTTATTTCTAAGAATGGGACTCGTTACCCATTAAATGAACACGTAGGTGCTTTTGGATGTGACCCTTATGACATATCAGGTGCGACCTTTGGAGGATCAAACGGATCATTGCATGGGCTTACTAAGTTTAACATGTCTAACGCTCCATCAAACGCATTCTTCTTAGAGTATATTGCTAGACCACAAACAGCTGAGATATTTTTTGAAGAAGTATTGATGGCTTGTGTATTTTATGGAATGCCTATCTTAGCAGAAAATAATAAAGCCCGGTTGCTTTACCATTTTAAGAACAGAGGCTATAGAGGATTCTCTATGAATAGACCTGATAAGCATAAGGCTAAATTGTCATTTACAGAAATAGAGATTGGTGGCATACCGTCTTCAAGTGAAGACATGAAGCAGGCTCATGCGGCAGGTATAGGTACTTACATTGAGAAATATGTAGGGTATGATTTAGAAGGCATTTATAGAAATCCAGATGAAATTGGCAACATGCCATTTACTAGAACTCTTATGGATTGGTCTAAATTTAATGTAAATGATAGAACAAAGTTTGATGCTTCTATCAGCTCAGGGCTTGCGATTATGGCAAACCAAAAACATATTTATTTGCCAGAGAAAAAAGAGTCAAAAATAAGCATTAAATTTGCAAGATACGATAACAGCGGTTCAGCGAGTAGACTGAAAATAATATGAACGACCCTTTAATAATGATTAATCCTTCTAGCTTCCCCACGCAGCTGGCAACAGATGCAGAGAAAGCATCTCAAGAATTTGGATTAAAAGTAGGACAGAGTATCATGTGGGAGTGGTTTGCCAAAACAGGCAATAACTGTAGGTACTATTCTCAATGGATTGATTTTCATCGCATTAGGCTATATGCCCGTGGTGAGCAGTCTATTGCTAAGTATAAAGAACAATTCCAAGTTGATGGAGATATGTCACATATCAACCTTGATTGGACACCCGTTCCTATTATTCCTAAGTTTGTTGATATCGTAGTCAATGGGATGAATGACCGTCTTTTCCAAGTAAAGGCATATGCACAAGATGCTATGTCAGCAGAGAAGAGAAGTAAGTTTCAAGAGATGGTTGAATCTAATATGTTGGCAAAAGATGTTTTAATGCAAATTAAAGATCAATTTGGTGTTGACACATTTGATGTACCACCAAATGATTTACCTACTAACGAACAAGAGTTAAATCTTTATATGCAACTTAAATATAAGCCTGCTATAGAGATTGCTGAAGAAGAAGCTATTAATACTATCTTAGACGTTAACCACTATAATGATATTAGAAAAAGAGTCGATTACGACATTACAACCATCGGTCTTGGTATGGTCAAACATTCTTTCGTTCCAGGCACTGGAGTACGTGTAGAATATGTTGACCCTGCTAATATGGTATATTCTTACACGGAATCGCCTACCTTTGACGACTGCTTCTATTTTGGTGAGGTTAAGCAAGTTCCAATTACAGAGCTTATTAAGATTAAGCCGAATATTACTAATGAAGAACTTGCGGAAATTCAGCAATTGGGTACAGCGTGGTATAACTACTATGGTGTTCTTCGTCCTTATCGTAGTGATTTATTTAATCGTGATGTTGTTACATTAATGTATTTTAATTATAAGACAGATAAAACATATGTCTATAAGAAAAAGTATAATGACAATGGAGGAAATAAAGTAATCCAAAAGGATGAAAGTTTTAATCCCCCTGAAGGAACAGAAGAAAGATTTGAGCGTATAGAGAAACGCATAGATGTTTGGTATGAAGGGGTAATGGTGATGGGATCAAGTTATCTATTGAAATGGGAGCTTGCTAAGAACATGGTTCGCCCTAAGTCTGCATCTCAATATGCATTGCCTCAATATATTGCTGTAGCACCAAGAATGTATAAAGGAGTCATTGAGTCTTTAACTAGACGTATGATACCTTTTGCTGATTTAATTCAACTTACTCACTTAAAGCTTCAACAAGTTCTTCAACGTGTTGTGCCAGATGGTGTGTATATAGATGCCGATGGTATCAATGAGGTTGACTTGGGAACCGGGGCTGCGTATAATCCTGAGGATGCATTAAGATTGTATTTCCAAACGGGTAGTGTTATTGGTCGTAGCATGACGATTGATGGTGATTTAAACCATGGTCGTATCCCAATCCAAGAACTTAATACTAATAGTGGTCAAGGTAAGATTACTGCATTAATCAATGCATACAATCAATACTTATCTATGATAAGGGATGTAACAGGATTGAATGAAGCAAGAGATGCTTCTACTCCTAACCCTGATGCATTAGTAGGCGTACAAAAACTAGCGGCTTTAAATTCAAACACAGCCACTCGTCATATCCTAGAAGGAAGTTTATTTATAACTAGACGTTTATCTGAGGCATTATCTTGCCGTATAGCTGATATATTAGAATACTCTGATTTTAAAGAACAATTTGCTATGCAGATTGGTAAGTTTGCTGTTGGTATATTAGATGAGATTAAAAATTTATACCTACACGACTTTGGTGTATTTATTGAAGTGTCTCCTGATGAGGAGCAACAAGCTCAATTAGAAGCTAATATTCAAATGGCTCTACAACGTGATCAAATATCACTTGAAGATGCTATTGATATTCGTCAAATGAAAAACTTAAAATTAGCCAATGAGTTACTCAAAGTCAAAAGGAAAGAGAAGCAACGCATCGACATGGAGCAAGAGCAAGCAAAAATTAATATGCAAACTCAAGGCAATATTCAATCCTCTCCAGCGGCAGCTCAAGCGGCTTTACAAAAGGTTCAAGCAGAATCTCAAGCGAAGGCACAACTAGCTCAGGCTCAAATGCAATTTGATATTCAACGCATGCAAGCAGAAGCTCAAATAAAAGAGCAATTGATGAGTGTGGAATTTAGCTACAACATGCAACTTAAAGGCATGGAGGTTGAGAAGATTAAAGAGCTTGACATGGACAAAGAAAAAGCTAAGGATGAAAGAACTAAAATACAAGCTACACAGCAGTCTAAGTTAATTGAGCAACGCCAAAAAGACTTGCCTGCTATGAACTTTGAGAGTACAGAGGATGATTTAAGTGGATTTGATTTAGAACAATTTAATCCTAGATGATAGGAATATACAAAATAACATCTTCGTCTGGCTGTATATATATAGGTCAATCTAAAAACATTAATCAAAGATTTGATTATTATAATAGGTTGAAGTGTAGAACTCAAATAAGACTATATAGATCCTTTTTAAAATATGGTATTGATAATCATACATTAGATGTAATAGAAGAGTGTTCTTGTAATTTGCTAAACGAGAGGGAGAGATATTGGCAGGATTTTTACAACGTATTAGGCAAAAAAGGATTAAACTGTAATTTAGTTTCAGCTAATAATTGCCCTAAAGTGTTGTCTGATGAAACAAAATTAAGAATATCAAAATCATTAACGGGTAATAAACATACAGAAGAGAGTAAAAGTAAAATAATTAAAGGTCTAATTGGAAGACCTGTTTCAGAGAAAACAAGAAAAAAGATATCAGAGTCTAATAAAAATAAAAAATTCTCAATTGAAAGAAAACAAAACATATCAAAAGCTTTAAAGGGCAGAAAAATGCCCAAAGACGTTATCGATAAAATAACTAAAACCATGTCTAAAATGGATCATTATAATTCAAGAATTATAATTAATACACAGAATGGAATTTTTTATGACTCAATTGTTGAGGCTGCTAAATATAATAATATACATAGAAATACACTATGTAATTATTTAACAGGATTTAGAAAGAATAAAACATATTTAGTGTATGCTTAAATTCATTAAATATTATATAAATTTTTTTATTACTACTTTTGTGCAACTAAAATTTAATTTAAATGGAAAATTATCAAGTAAAGTTGGTAGACTTTGAAGAAAAGTCTGTCCAAGAAGTAGAGGAGACTTTACTAAAAGTACACGAGGAAAAGACAGGCATACCTCAAATTGAGGAGTCTGAAGAAATTAAGTTAGAAATTCCAGCTGAACCCGACACAGTTAATGGAATCTTAGGAGGAGAGCAATCAACTCCACAAGCACCATCATTTGATGATGCAGACGTTCTTTCATATATCAAAAGCAAGTACAACAGGGATGTTAATTCCATGGAAGATTTGTTTAAGCCCATTGAGTCTAATCAGGAATTATTACCTGAAGATGTTTCAGCATTCTTAAAATTTAAGAAAGAGACAGGCCGTGGCTTAGATGACTTTTATCGTGTTAACCAAGATTTCTCTAATGAGAAGCCGGAGCGTTTAATCGCTACGTATTTAAAAGAGATGAACCCTGAGTTAGATGATGACGACATCCAATATGAGATGTCTGATAGATTTGGATATGATGAGGAGATGGATGAGGAAAGAGATGTCAAAAAGAAAAAGCTTGCATTTAAAAAAGAACTTACTAAGGCAACAAGGTATTTCGAGGATCAAAAAGAAAAATACAGAGCACCAATTGAGTCGATTGGTAAACAATCTGTTTCTTCTCAAGACCAAGAAGAATTGCAGTCTTATAAGCAATACATGAGTCAGCTTACTGAGCAACAACAGGAGCAGACAAAGAAGTCTGAATTTTTTGTTCAAAAGACAAATGAATTATTTACTAATGAATTTGAAGGTTTCAAATTCGGAATTGGTGATAAGGAGTTATCTTGGAAACCATCAAATGCAGAGGACTTAAAAAACAAACAGTTGGACTTATCTAAATTCTTCAACAATTTCGTTGATGAAAAAGGATACATTAAGGATGCGAAAGAGTATCATAAAACTATAGCTGTTGCTATGAACAGAGATGCATTTGCCAAGTTCTTTTATGAACAAGGTAAATCAGATGCCATTGATGAGACTGCTAAACAAAGCAAGAACATTGATATGGGATCAGTTCGTACAACAGGCCAACCAATAGATAAGGGTGGCTTTAAGATAACAGCTATGGATAATGATCACGGAAACAGACTTAGAATAAAATAATTTTCTAACCAAAAAAAATTTACAATTATGGGCTCAGTACAATCCGTACCTGGCTTTGCTTTAACCCCTTCGGCGGTAAAAGCAACATTGCCAACCAACTACATTACCAACTTCGATTTCATGAACCAGTATCTTCCAGATACTTATGAGAAAGAATTCGAGCGTTATGGTAATCGTTCTATTGCATCTTTCTTACGTTTAGTAGGAGCTGAGATGCCGTCTAACTCTGACTTAATTAAGTGGGCAGAACAAGGACGTTTACACACTAAATATGTTAACGTAACAACTTCAGCTTCAGCTGGATCTGATACTGCAACATGGACAGTTGCTGATGCTGGAGTTAACTGTAACTTCCGTGTTAATCAAACTGTATTCTTATCTGCTAACGCAGGTTCTGCTTCTGACAAAGCTGTTATTACTGCTGTTAACTCAGCTGCTAACACTTTCACTGTAGCTTACTATGCTGGTGGTGGACAAACTATTGCTGCTTCTGCTGTTTCTACTGCATTCGTTTATGGTTCTGAATTCACTAAAGGATCAACAGGAATGATTGGTTCATTAGAGTCTGAAGATTTATTCTTCGAGAACAAGCCTATTATCATCAAGGACAAATACTCAGTATCTGGTTCTGATATGGCTCAAATTGGATGGGTTGAAGTAACTTCTGAGAATGGTGCTACTGGATATTTATGGTATATCAAATCTGAGCACGAGACTCGTTTACGTTTCGAAGATTACTTAGAGATGTCAATGGTTGAAGGTGTTACAGCTGAGGCTGCTAGTGGAGCTTTGGCTTACTTAACAGTTGCTGCTTCTCAAGTACAACCTGGTGCTGCTGGTACTGAAGGTTTATTTGATGCTGTTGCTACTCGTGGTAACGTATGGGCTGGTGGTAACCCTACTACTTTGTCTGACTTTGATTCAATCATCCAACGTCTTGACAAGCAAGGATCTATCCAAGAGAATGTTATCTTCTTAAATCGTCAGTTCTCTTTCGATATCGATGATATGTTAGCTTCTCAAAACTCTTATGGTACTAACGGTACTTCTTACGGTTTGTTTAACAACGATGAGAACATGGCTTTGAACTTAGGTTTCAAAGGATTCAAGCGTGGTTATGACTTCTACAAGACTGACTGGAAATACTTGAATGATGCTACTTTACGTGGTGGTATCGTAGGTGGTGCTATCAACGGAATCTTGGTTCCTGCTGGTTCTACTACTGTATACGATCAAATCTTAGGTAAAAACGCTAAGCGTCCGTTCTTACACGTTCGTTACCGTGCTTCTGAGACTGAAGATCGTCGTTACAAAACTTGGATCACAGGTTCTGCCGGTGGTGCTCAAACTAGTGACCTAGATGCAATGGAGGTTAACTTCTTATCTGAGCGTGCTTTATGTACTCTTGGTGCGAACAACTTCTTCTTGTTCGAAGCTTAGTAAAAATTTAGGGAGGGGGAAACTCCTCCCTTATTTTATTTTAAAATTTAAATCTAAATCAAATGTCAAAAGCAACTATCCAGGACAAAATGTATG